CAACGGCCAGGAAAACATTCACACCGTAGGCCGAGAGTATGAACAAGGTTATCGTGACGGCTACCGCGAGGGTTACGAGCAGGGCATGCGCGACGACCAAGGACTTGACATGCAGCGTCAGTCTGCCGAGCATCACGAACTGCACTCAGGCGGGCAGGGTAAATATTCGATGTAGCTATGGAGTATATCATGCCAGAAGGCCTTCGTGCATACATGGATGCCTATCAAGGACAGTTCTCGCGCAAGCTCGCTGAGTGGGCTATCTCGAAGATGCAGACCAAGCGTGGCAACGGAGAGATGACCAGTATTAAGGCGTTTCCGCTGGAAACCGTGCTTGAGATACTGAAGAATGCCGGTGTATATGTCAGCGAGGAATGCACCTACACGGCATGGTATCTCTACCACATGGCCGTTGCCGACAACCAGCGATCGCTTGACTCCGACAACCGCCGTGCGTGGTATGTCGATGAAAAGCTGAACGACCCCGACGGCAAGGCAAGCGACGTGCTTGCCTGCTTCCGCGCGAAGTGCGACAACCACGGCGTGGCCATCATGTGGGAGAGGATGATATGATCGAGCAAGGTTTCTACATCGGTAAGCGTGACTGGTGGGTGATGGTGTACTACGATGTGCGCACACCTGACGATTTCCAAAAGGCTGAAGGAGCCTTAATGGCAGCAGGATGCCCTGAGTATATGCGCAGCAAGGCTTTGGCTAAATTGCACGAATGGAACCGCGGCTACACCTTTAGCGACTTAGGCAACCGCACCAGCATCCTGCTCATCGGCAAGGCGACAGATGCCAGTCAAATGTTCGACTCCATCGTTCACGAGATGAAGCACTTGGCCGAAAATGTAAGTGAGTATTACGGCATTAATCCGCGCGAGGAATTGTCGGCATACTTGCAGGGTGAGGTCGGCCGACAAATGTGGCCCGCCGCTGCTATGGTGCTTTGCCCACATTGTAGACATTGACTACATCATGAAAAGCGGGAGTGGCTTCGGCTACCCCCGCTTTTTTTTGTAAACCCGTGACGTTCTTTCTTGCGAATGATAAAGGAATAGCAGACATGAATAGATTTCCAAGATTGGCTCGTCGGGAGCTGCCCGTTCAGCCGATGACGACAGTAACGAAAGCAGCCGAACCAACGGTCGACGCTGAGACGATTGGCTCGAACTACGAGGAGAATATCGTTCGCGTAGGCACCCCTGGTAAAGCACTGGCCATTGCCGCGTGGTATCGCGGCGTGGAGCTCCGTATGAAGACAATGGGACAGCTTGTCCCGCAATACCAGCGGAAGAACAAACCTGGAGATGGCGGCAACTTCGTGGAGAATACCTACGGAAAGGCTGGTGCTCTGAACTATCGGTTGCAGGTACGGCCAAACCCCATCATGACCGCTACCACATTCTGGCAGCAGGTGGAATATATGCGAATCATGACAGGCAACGCTCTGGTGTACATTGAGCGCGATGTGGACGGAGAACCACGCCACTTCTGGCTGTGCAACGGCGGAAGCTACAACGAGGTGACGGGTGAGTACACCTTGCAGTATCTCAGCGACCGCGGACAAACACAGGTGACCGTAGGTCGTGAGGACGTTCTCCACTGGGCCAACACATACAAAATCCCAGGCTCCATTTGGGGGGTGCCGACGCTGGTGTTTGCCATCCAGGCATTAAGCCTTCAGGCGACAAACAACCGACAGGCGATGGAGAATGCCTCGAAGGGTGGTCGCGTGAAATTGCTCATCGGCGAGGAAAAACCCGCGCAGGCTTCCGGCACATTGGCTTTCGGATTGATGAACAAGGGCGAGATGGACAAGTACGCCCGAGAGGTGAACGAAAAAATCTACCGGCAGGACGTGGTAGCCCTGCGAGGGCTTGAGAAGGTTCAGCAAATCTCCATGAATGCCCAAGAGATGCAACTGCTTGAACAGATAGGCTTCGGTGTGGCAGAGGTAGGCCGGTTCCTCGGAGTTCCATTGTCGCTGCTGATGGACTACAGCAATTCGTCGTACAAGACCCCGGAGGCAGCCACGCAAGAGCTCATGCAGCGCACCATCCAGCCGATGATTGGCGAGATAGAGGATGAGCTGAATGCAAAGCTCTTGCTGCCATCCGACTGGTATTCCCGTCGCTTCCATGTGTGCGAATTGCCATTATTGCGGCTTGACATGAGAAGCCAGGCTGACATCGACCTGAAACGTTTGCAGACGGGGTGGAGTCCGAACGAGATACGCAGCCAGTATGACATGCCCGCCGTGGATGGTGGTGACGACCACTACGTGTCGACGAACCTCGCCGTGGCTGGCAGCGAGAAGCTAAAGGGAAATACAGATGGAGTTACACAGCAACAAGCGGCTCCGGCACCCATCGAAGGCCAAGAACCACCGGCAGGTGAGGAAGGAGGTGAATGATGGCATATTCGTCAGGATTCCTTAACAGCCGCATCCAGGTGATGCAGAAGATTCAGAAGAAGGGCGCGATGGGTGTAAATTCTGCGCAGGCAAGCTATGAACCCGTCTGTTGCTTGTGGGCGAACGTGGCGTGGTCAAAGGGAATGAAGTCCATGCGTGAAGGTGCGCTCGACGCGTATGATACGGTGATGATCCGCACACGATGGGCACCAGAGCTGACGCGCGACAAGTTCATCGAGCACGAAGGTACGATGTACCAGATCATGAGCTTGAAGGGTGACCGAAGAGCCAACGAGATACAGATTGTGGCGACAGAAATCATTAAACAATAAACAAACTACAAAGCGATATGGAACATGTGACAATGCGCAATGCCCGATGGGGCTACACCCAGCTGACGGCTGACAAGGGCTTCCTGATTCGTTCCAAGGAAACAGGCAAAGTGTATGAACAAGTGACAGTCCCGAACCCTGATGCGTTCGAGGCAATCCCTCTGCCGACCTCTTCAAAGGCGAGAAAAAAAAGAGTAAACCCGCACGAAAAAAACGCGGTAATAGTAGAACGCTAACATGAAATGATATGGAAGAAAAGAAAAAACCATTCGACCCGCAGAAGCGTGAAGTGCGCACAAGCGGAATTGACATCAGCATCCGCGAGACGGAGGGTGGTGACAGCCGGATAGTGGAGGGGACGGCCATCGTGTTCAATGCCGAGAGCAACGTGCTCGACGATTGGGGCGTGGAGTTCCGCGAGATTATCAAGCCGGAAGCCGTCACCCAGACGTGGATCAACCAGCAGGATGTGAAGCTCAATCTCATGCACAACCGCCAGGATACAATCGGCCGTAGTCGCATGGGTAAGGGTAACATGCAGATCACCGTCGACGGAAAGGGCGTGAACTTCCGTTGTGAAGTGCCCAAGTGCGACATCGGCGACCGTGCGTTGGAGCTGATTCGTTCGGGAGTCATCACGGGTTGCTCTTTTGAGTTCATCCCAAAAGACTACGAAATTGAAGAACGCGGAGCCAACCGCGAAGTACGCATCACGCACAAGGCATTTGAGAAGGTGTCGGCCTTCACCTTGGCGATGGACCCCGCTTACAGCCAGACAAGTTGCAACGCCCGCGAAGCGTGGGACTTCACTCCAACCGCCATCCGCGAGCAACAGGAGGCTGAAGCAGCCAAGAAACGCGAGGAAGAGAAAGAGCGTGAACGGCTGGAGCAGCAGCGGCAGCTGATGTGGGAGCGCGAGAAGGCAGAGCGTCGCCGCATGGCACGCGAACGTGAGATGGAATTACTGAATTTTTCTAACCAATAAAAACTGTTTTTAGAATGGCAAAGAAAACATTAGACGAGTTGATGACTCGCCAGCGCGAGATCAACGACAACCTGGCAGGTATCGAAACCAACCTCCAGAAGCGTGAACTGAATGAAGAGGAGAAGGCTATGCAGGCTAAACTTCTCTCCGAGTACGAAACCAACAAGCGTGAAATCTCGCTGGCTATCCAGGAGAAGCAGGCCGCAGCCGTCACGGTAGCCCCGAAGAAGGACGTGAACAGAGAGTTGCGCGAGTTCCTCCGTGAGGCAAAGCCCGGCAGCAAATTCACCATCCCGATGAACCGCGAGGCTGTCAGCTACGCTGCCCAGACGGGTGGTTATCCTGGCACAGAAGGCTTCGTGCAGGGCATCACCGTGGTTGACCTGATTCCCACCGACCGCCCCGACGGCGACATCCTCGCTACAGCAGGTGTCCCGATGACAACTGGTGTGGTTGGCAATAAGATTCAGTGGGCATTCGTCGGCGGTGTGGAAGCCGTGTTCGCCAACGAACTCGCGCAGACCACAGAGCGTGTTATCGACCTCGACAAGCAGGTCCCCGTGCAGCAGCGTCTCACCGTGCGTGTGCGCATCTCTAATCAGGCTCTTGAGAACAGCACCTACGACCTTCAGTCCTACATCGTGCGCGTTGTTGCTGACAGCATCCGCAAGAAGGTGAACTGGGCACTTGCAAGTACCACCAAGGCTACTGAAGTATTCTATGGTCCTTTTGCTCAGGATGCTGAAAGCGGCACGTTTGGCGCAGAGGGTTATGTGCCCGGCAAGCAGACTGGTTCTTACACCACCTTCAGCAAGGAGACCGCTGCCGAGATGATTGGCAAATTGGCCGCCCACAACCTGGACACCGACAACGTGGCCTTCGTGATGGGTGCTGAAGACTACTGGAAGCTGAAAGTTACTCCGTTCGACGCAGGATCTGGCATCATGCTCATCGGTGATGATAACCGTCTGCTCGGTATTCCTGTTATCGTGAACAACGCTATCAACCGCGCTACCGAGAGGGGTGCCGTCAGCGGCCACAACATCGGCCTGGGTAACTTC